CTTAATGTCTGAATTCAACCGTTCGTTTGTTGATGAAGAATCGATCTTCAAGAAGATTTCTGTTCTAGAAGACAAACTAAGTGATGCAGAATCCCGCCTATTCGAAGCTGAACAAGCAGAGAAGAAAGCAAACCGTGTTAAGAAACTAGACGAAGTTCTAGCTCCTCTAACCGGCGTGAAGCGTGAACAGATGGCTTTGATTCTACAAAATGTAGAAACCGGTAAACTACAAGAAGCCTACAATCGTTTCGTTGGACGTATTCTAAAGGAAGAAGTCCAAGAGAAGAAGGAAACTGTCACCGAATCGAAGACTGTTGAAACCGTTGTTAAGACTGGTGACACTATCGTAGAAGAAGTGAAGGAAGTTAAGGAAGAGCCTTCGAAGAATGCTCTTGCAACAATCAGAATGCTTAGCCTCGCCGGTGTTAAAGCAGCTTAATAACTTAAGGAGTTAAAATGGAACTTTTTGAAAATTGGTCAGAAACTAAGCAAGCCCTACTAACTGGCTTGTCGGAGCAAAAGAAGGCAATCGTTGCTCCATTGCTTGAAAACCAAAAGCAATACATTACTGAAACTGCTGCTCAAGGCGTAACCGCTGCTGGCGCAGTTGCAAACTTCCAAAAGATCATCATTCCGATGATCCGCCGTATTATCCCTGGCACGATTGCTTCGGAACTAGTTGGCGTTCAACCAATGTCGGGTCCAGTTGGCCTAGCGTACTCCCTACGCTTCCTATTCAGCCAAGCCCTAAACACTGGTGATGCTGCTACCGACATCACTGCCGGTACCGAACTATTTGGTAACAACAGCAAGACCAAGCGTTTCTACTCCGGTGGCGCAACCGCTGGTGTTGATGGCAACTTGTTCACCTCCGATGACGTCGCAACCGGTCTAGCAGCAACGACCGCTGACTTCGAAGCATTTGGTGGCCGTCAGCTACAACTAGAAATCTTGAAGCAAACCGTAACCGCTGGTTCGCGTAAGCTACAAGCTAAGTGGTCTGTTGAAGCAATGCAAGATCTATCGTCGCAACACGGCCTAGATCTAGAAGCTGAAATCACTGCTGCACTATCGTCGGAAATCGTTTCTGAAATCGACAACGAAATCCTAAACGACCTACGTGTTCTAGCAGGTACCGTCGAAACTTTCGACATGGCTTCGACCAGCTTCACTGGTGTTCCACACTACGTTGGTGACCGCTTCGCAGTTCTAGGCGTTCTAATCAACAAGGTTGCAAACGAAATCGCTCGTAAGACCCGTCGTGGCCAAGCAAACTGGGTTGTTGTTTCCCCAATCGTTGCTTCGGTTCTACAATCGGCTTCGAAGGCTGTGTTCGCTCCAGCTGTTTCCGGTTCGTTTGAAGGTCCTAACAACACCAAGTTGATCGGTACCCTAAACGGTTCGATCAAGGTTTACACCTACATCTACAACGATCAGGGCACCGAACCAATCGTTATGGGTTACAAGGGTGGCAATGGCGAAATCGATACCGGTTACTTCTACTGCCCATACATCCCATTGATGTCGTCGAACGTTGTTATCGACCCAGCAACTTACAACCCACAAGTCAGCCTAATGACTCGTTACGGTAAGGCAACTTTCGTTGACACCGCAACCTCGCTAGGTAACTCGGCTGACTACTACGGTCGTATCAACGTTGCTAACCTATCGTTCATCTAATCGATTAACGATTAAGTAACAAACATAAAAAGGAGACTTCGGTCTCCTTTTTTGTTATCCAGAAAACGTAGGATCGCCGCCAGGGCGTTTCTATAATCCAGACTGATAGTCTATGACCAGAAACAAAAAAGGACGCCTAGGCGTCCTTTTTTGCTGTGAGGCCTTGTTATTCGAAGGTCAAGATCGCATCACCAAGCTTCACAGTCAGCTTCTTGCCGAGCTTCGAAGCCAGAGCCACCGCTTGCTCGAGGTTCATCTCGTTAGATGCCGGCTCCGGTTGAGTGGGTTCGGTCATGGCTTGTTTGGATACTACCGGCTTTTCTTCAACGACGATCGGATTTGCGGGATTCAGAACAGATGGCGTGAACGTGGCTTTGACCGGCAGCGCATAACCGTAGCGAACACGAGTCATCTTGCCATTGGCATTCGATTCAGCATGAGTGCGGCGAATGATTTCGAGATGCTCCGTGATTTGGCGATCGAGCTTGATCGCTTTCAGCAGGCCTTGATTGCACATGACCTGCAGCGTGCCTTGAACTTCTTGATCGGTGCTGCCTTTGATCCGACCGATGATTTCACGAGCGCCCATGATCTTGTTGCCGTTCTGTTGGAACAGATCGATGATCTCGGACTTACGAACTGCGCTGAGTTGACGTTGAACTTGATTGAGCGACAGTTGCTGGTTCATAGCTTGATCCTTTCGTATTAGATTTAGAGGAACGGTGTTATGGACACCGCAAACCATTATACATCAAAATTTGTACGGCTCGACCGTATAAGCGATGTTCTCGAGATTGTTGAAGGCATCCTTGACATCGCGGCGGATTGCACCAGCCTTGCTCACAAGACCGAAGGCACCGTCACGATTGAGAGTGGCCATGACGACGTGGGACACCCGAACCGGATCGAGTGCCGAAGAGAAGAACACAATCACGACTTGCTTCCGACCAGTCTTGATAGTCTCGGCTTCGGCTGCACGCAGGTCACGGACAAACTGGGCTTGGGTCGTCTTTTGGGTCGGGTTCATGTTCTTCTCCGGATGATCTTGGATTACAGCTTTTCGCAGAGTTCCTTGGCGTAGGCCAGGACATCGCCGTTGTTCACATCGGTGCTGCAGCTGCTCGAGGAAAGCTTGGCGCGGAGATCGGCGTGGAACTGGAACTGCGGGAACTTGGTCAGGTCGAAGTGGAGGCGATCACCGAGGGCGAAGAACACACCAGGACGATCATCTTCTTCCACCGCTACCGAGACGCTGACCCATTGAGCTTCACCGACTTTGTTGAAACCATGCTGAACACAGACCTTGACGCGCGATTCCGCGGTGTTGAAGAACTGGGAGTGATAACCTTGGCGCTTGTCACGAACAGTCATGAATTCATTCACCAGTCCGAAACGAGCTTCCAGGGTGCGAACCACTTGGGACAGGAGGTTGGTCATTTGCATGTTCATGATGTTCTTCCAGTTCGTTTGTCGATAGTGTTATATTATCTTGAACTTCAAGAAAAGTACAACACTTTTTGTGGAAACTTTGTAACGACTTCCTAACTAGCTTCTTGGCACTTGATAATGCCGATCCCATAGTGCTGTTCATCTGCATCGATCTCGAACACCTTTCCGCTCTCGGTTTTGATAGTGACAACATTGATCGCGGAAGCGTCTACTGTCTTGATTGTTTCTCCGATTAGGTGCAGAAACCCTCTTTCTGGATTGTTTTTCATTTTTGTTCCTTATTAGATTTATGATTGCAAAAAAAGGATCCCGAAGGATCCTTTTCGTATTACTGCAGGCTGGATTACAGCTCGTTCAGCATGCGGGTCAGTTCTTCGATCGAAGCTGCACCCAGGACGTCGGATTGCTTCTTCGCGATCAGGGCCATGATTTCCTGACGCTTCGCGGCCTTGGCTGCTGCGGCCGCTGCGGTATCACGCTCGGCGATCTTGACTGCGATCACGTGCTTGACGATTTCCAGCTTCAGCTCAGCCAGTTCCGTGGCCTTGTTCGCTTTGGTCGAGGCTGCAGCCACGAAGTCCACCTCATCGGCCGATGCCTTCAGTTCCTTGTTCAGGGCCTTCGCGATGTCGTTCAGGTTCGCCTTGGACGGCACGGTCGAGGTCAGTTGTAGATCCCACAGGTCTTCCACGGACAGGCCGCCTTTCGGCGAGTCGAAGCGAACCTTGGCCTTCGAAGCCAGTTCGAAGATGTTCAGGGCCGGTGCTTGTTGAGCGATTGCGTTTTCCATCGTTTTTCTCCTTGAGATTTGGTAAATGAATTCTACTGCAGTTTTCGTTGCTGTTGATCAGAACACGATCTTGATAGTGCGGGTGAAGCTGCCTTCAACCTTCACGATCAGATCATTGCGTTGGGTCGACGAGAAACCCAGGCCGGACAGTTGTTCATCCGATTCGTCGGTCTTCAGCTTGTTGCCGATCATCTCGAAGACCTTGCGGTGCTTGTCGAGATCCGGCTTCAGGAATTCGTTGAAGAACCCACGAGCCGTGCCATCATTCCGGCAACCATCGAGCATGAAGAAGTAGTGCTTGTTGCCAACCGCCTTCTCGTCCCAGAAGTTCGGCGACATCATCAGCACATTGACCTTGTGGAAGGTTTGCGACGGGATGTTCCAGACTTCCTTCGACGCTTGGGTGCTCGGCAGCGCTTCCAGGAATTCGATGCCATTGGCATGACTGTACTTGAACTTCGCAACAGTGATCATGCCACTGACGGCCTTGTCGTAGACGAAGCGATGGACATTGCCGAGGAAATCGATTTCGACTTCGAAGCCGATGTCCTTGGACTCGCGGCGGTTGTACTGGTTGACCTGCAGCAGGTACGTGCCTTCCTTCATCTTGCGCTTCGACTCGTAGAAGATGTTCTCGACCGGAGTCCGAGTCGTTCCCATCCCAGCGTTCATGTCAACATCGAGACGACCACCGCCCGGCGAAGTATGGCCACGCGATCCGAAGTAGATCTTGTAGCCGCCGGGCTCAGTCATGTGGAAGTCCAGATCGTCATGGTTGAACCAGGCCAGTCGGCAGCACAGGTCGCCAGAGACATTGCCGCCAGCTTGCTTGACGCGTTCCTTGATCGAATCGGCCATGTCGCCGTTGTACGACCAGCTGAACTTGTTGTCCCACTTGAACATGTTGCCAGCGGTCGGGTCGGCCGGAGCAATCAGGCTCACTAGGTTGTTCGCATGACGGTTCTCGAGCATGACTTCGATCGACTTGGCGCGCGGCAGGATGTCGGTCAGGAACTTGTCGATCGGCACTTCTTCGACCTTGTCCAGGTTCTTGATCTTGGACGAAGCCGTTGCGGTCAGCTCGTCGAACACATCGCCATTGATTGCCTTCTTGGCTTCACGATTCGCGAACAGGATGTTGTTGATCGTGATGTCGTGGATCGTCGCATAGCGGCGTTGCAGCGCCGAGGTCAGTCCGAGTTCTTCGACCGTCTTCTTGGCTTTCTCGATCATAGCCTTCGTGACCAGGGCCGTCGGGCGTTTGTAGTTCGCCGGAGCCATCTGGACTTCCCACTTCTTCACGGCGTGTTCCAGCTCCATGCCGTTCGTCAGGTCATCGAGCAGAACGCCGATCGCATCGTTGCGGATCTTGGCGACCGACACATGAATCGTCTTGAACTGAGACCAGGCGAACAGTTCACGTTCCGCATCGGTCTTCAGCTTGTTGAATTGCTTCTTGACCTTGGCGAACGTTTCGACGATGAACTTCTTTTCGTCGCCACGGTACAGCGAGCGATTGGCCATCAGTTCTTGCACGGTCTCGATCGCATCATCCGTGATTTCGGTCAGCGATCGCATGAACACATCACGGACTGCACGTTGTTCGCCGAGGGCCGATGCAATGTCTGCGTTCTTCATGACGTACTGCGGCTTGATGTTCACGTGGAAGTGATCCCACGTCTTGACGCCGGTCGTCAGTTGTTCGAAGCTCTGGCTCGTACCAGCCGAACGCTCGTAGTGCAGGAACGGATTCGCGATCTTGTGGGAGCGAACGAAGGCGGCCAGGGCATCGGCAACAGCTTGGTAGCCGGGTTCGGCCGGAACCTTGACATCCCAGATCGTTTCGAGCTTGCCATCGATGATCGCAACAGCATCGCCGACAGCACGGATGAATTGCTTGCAGCAGCTGCAATCGTGTTCGGTGCGTTCACGATACAGCGGGTTCGTGCCTTCCGGAAAGCTGCCCAGATAGGTCGCATACAGTGCGTCCTTATCGACTGCAACGCGGAACATCGCGTTGGCTTGCAGACGTTCGAATTGCTTGGCAACAGCTTGTTTCAGGACTTGGAAGTTCACTGGAATTCTCCTTGTTGTTTCATTTGGGATGAGCAATTATTGCTCAGGATTTTTACCGATGTAAACCGAAATTCACTTGAATTAATTCTTCAAGTTCTTCAAGAATTCGAGGCGTTTCGTCACTGCTTCAGCTTCCGCTGCAAGACGTTGACACTCGGATTCAACCCAATTTACATCGAGTTCGCGAAGAGTCGCGTACCGGTTGTCAACAAATTCCCACGGATTATCGCCGATCCGTTCGACATGAACGACGATCGTCTTCTTCGACGGATCGGCCTGCAGCGTCAGCGTCGGATTGTCGGGCGACATGACCGGCTTGCCGTCGACCGTGGTCGGGATGACATCCGTCAGC